TCGGTGAAGTACGGGTTGTCGGTGTAGTTGATTTGCTTGGTCACGGCATAGCGTACGGTCTTTGTCTCATCCGTCCACGCCTTGCACGCCCCTGGTCCGTACCTGATGTGGGTAGCGTCAAGAACGTTCTTCGGGTTATAGCAAACCATTAGTTCGGCGCCAGGCTTCCGTAGCGTAGGCGTGAGGACGTTCCACGACTCCTCTGAAATATTCTCCGCCTCCTCACAGAAGGCTATGTCGATCCAGTCCATCCCCTTGATGCTGGTGACGTTCCGGTACAGGCCAGCAAACACCATCTTCGACCCGGTCGCCATATGGCGAATTTCCTTGTCGGTAATGTAGAACTGGTCGCGGAGCCCCAGCTCCTCAATGATGGATTCGATTGTCTGCTTGATCGAGTCGGCAATAGACTTCTGGATTTCCCGGAAGCACCCGACGTGGGTCCGGCTGGCCTGCATGCGCGCCAGGATGATTCGAATAAACGAGTGGGTCTTGGCCGACCCTCGGCCGCCCCTGGCTACCTTGATCATTGCCGGCTGTAGGTAGGCGCCGAAAATCTCAGGTATGAAAATCTGTGGCGGCTTGAGCGTGTCCACGACCTGGCGCCCGACAAGCTGCACGGTTCGCACCGGCTGACAGTTGCGGTCAACCAGGGCGATAACCATAGACTCAACGGTCCCGGACTTGGCGGCGGCGCGGCGCTCTAGATCCTCGACAAGCTTTGCCGTGATCTTCTTTTTAATCGCCATCGGACTTAGCTAGCAGTTCCTCGATACGCGCCAGGCGGTCTGCCAGCTCGGTTACCTCGAATACTTTGATGCCTGCCACGATCATGTTCACCATGGTGTTACCCATGTCCACCGGCAGGGTGCCGGACGCTACGGCGGCCTGTACCGCTTCGATCTTCTGGCTAGCGCTGCCGTTCTCGGGGAATGGGAACTCGATAGCCGGCATGGTCGCCTTGTCGGTCGGGAACAGGCGCGCAAGCATTTCCTTGAGGAGCTGACCCGAGGCCGGATCTGCCACGGTCAAGGACCGGCGAACCATTAGACCGTAGAAAGCTTCCTCGGCCTTTTCCGGCGCCAGGTCTTCATACCCGACAAGGCCTGAAAGCTGCTCATGCAGAGCTTCGAGCAAAAGCGTTCGCTTGTTCTTGCCTCGCGGCCTACGGTCAACGGGCTGATTGTCAGAGCTGAATCGTCCTGAGTTGCTCACTGCGCGGGATCCTTTTTGTAAATGTACTTGTCGGCCAGAAAGTCGACGATGTCGCGGACCTTGTCCACGCCCAAGAATGCAATGCCCATGTTGGCCGACCAGATAGCCCACGGCTCGAAGCCTGCAAGATGCAGGATAAAGCCCGTGATAAGCCCTGTGACGGCGCCGGCCAGGAAGTCTAGAGCGCGCTTGCCGTAAGGTCGGTCGCTCTTTCTCAGGGCCAGCAGGAAGCCAAGCGGGCTGGTCATGATCGCGGCGCGAACTGGCTCGCTCAGGCTATGCCACAGGGCTGCAAGTGTTTCAGGGTTGCTGTCAAGGGACATGGGTAGGTAGCTCGAATATTGGCGTGGCCCAATAATACCACGCATAAAAAAACCCGCTTGCCGATTGGGTCGGAGCGGGTTTAGTACCACTGGAGAGACTAGCCCGGTTACGACGTCCGGGGCCATTCTTGATGGCCGGTTGTTGGTAGGTGCTGGCGGGATCGAACCACCACGCTATCCAGGCTTATCTAGAAAGCCTGGATAGCCCATCGCCCTCGCTACTTTTGGCGAGCCTTGCAAAGCTCGCGTATTCGCGAATCGAAAACACCTATTGCTTGGCGGCGCCCTAGGCCGGGTCGCAATGACAGCCCGCTTTCGGTGCGCCTAAGTTGGCGGACGATCCAGGATTCGAACCTGGGAACCCTTTCGGGCTGCCGCTTAGCAAGCGGTTGCGTTAAACCTCTCTGCCAATCGTCCCTGTAACTGGAGCGGATAAAGGGAATCGAACCCTTATTGCAAGCTTGGAGGGCTAGCTAGCGACCTGCGCTACCCGCTGAAACGGTGCCACCGGAGTTCCCTCAAGCCTGATTACCCTGCGCGCCAGGTCGGTCGTACTTGAGGTAGGCGCGCTGAGTCGCCTCGTTTTAGTTCTGCCTTTCGGCCTTCTCCGGTGCTCCGTGCGGAGAGTATCGAACTCCCTTTGCACCTAAGCTAGTTGACGACCCTCAGGGTAATTACTCCGTCAAGGTCGACTGTTCGTCATAGGTTCCGGTCCTTACCGGCCCGCACGGTCAAAACTGTAAAGCTACTTGTCTGGCGCCCTATAGCGGATTTGAACCGCTGACCTATCCCGCGACAAGGGATTGCTCTATCCAGCTGAGCTAATAGGGCTTGATGCCGGTCTATTCCCGGCTGGCAATCGCCATGCGATATAACTGCCTGTTATGCACTAGGCTTGTGCTGCGTAAAGGCCGGTAGACAATAAGTCTGTTTCGTTTTCGCCCGTTGCCAGGTGAATAATACAGACCTTTTTCGCTGTGTCAAATCAAACTGACCAGGCCTTGATATACCCGCAAAGGATGCGGTCCTTTGTCTCAGGGCTGATACTGTCGTCAGCGTCAACCTTGCGCAGCTCAACCCGCCAGCGCTTTAGGGCGAACCCTTCGAGCTGGTCCTCAGCCCATCGCTCGACAGTCATGCCGGCCGGAACTGGCGACGTGTAGGGGTCAGGGATCGAGTCGATCCAGTGCGCCATGGTCCCGAGGTAGGAGCCATCCCACTGACCGGAAAACCCTGGAATGCCATGTAGTAAGTCCAGGTCATCCGGCGCAATGTGGTACGACACTTGCGAACCGTCCGGGAGCTGGATGTAGACGACGTGGCGCCACTCGGGCTCGCTCTCCTCGTTGCTGTCGATAGCCTGGCCGGCAGGCCACCCTAGAAGCAATGCCATCTTGACGGCGGCGACCGCCAGGGTATTTCGCTGTGAGTATGCGCGATCCTTTGCGCGGTTCAGCGCTTCGATACGGCTTTCGTCTTGTATGCTCATGCTGGGCGGGCCTCCAGGGAATCCTGCCACCCCTCGACCGGGAAGCTTCTCCCCATGATCATGGTGTGCCGTTCATTTTCCGCCGATGTTGGGAAAAGCCACTCAGCTATCCCGACTTTTGGCTCTCGATTGTACCAGTGGGCCTTTCCGTTGGGGTCCGTAGCTGCGAATTGCGCCCAGTCAGGCGCGATATTCCACGGGTAGCGCGTATCGCCAGGCGTAGCAACCTCTAGGCGCGGCACGGCAGCGCTGTCGCGCGTTACGTCAAGTGTGCCAGCGTCCTCTGCCCGCATTTCCTGCCATCGGGTCAGGGTGCGAATGCAATCGCTGATATCAGTGTCCAGGTCTTTCGCGCCTTCGCGCTTACCGGCCACAAGCAGCTTTTTGACGACGTGCTCGGCACACGGGTGCATATGGTACAGCTCTTGCAGGCGGTACGGGTCCAGGGTTTTCAGGTGCGACACGTTGCGGGCGTAGATGCTCAATTCTGTTTCTCCAGCTTATCGTTGATATCGGCGCAAGTATGGCAAATGTCGCCAAGCTCGGGCAACTGTTTTCTGAGGTGGCTCAAGTCACGCCGCAACCACCACCGGCCACACAGGGCGCGTGACGACCCGAATGGCAGGGCGTGGAACTTCTGCGCGGACTTGCGCCTGAACCAGTTAACGGCCATTTAGCTTTTCCTCCATTGCGTCAAGCGCCTTGACGATGGCCGCTTTGCGCTCGGGCGTGTGCCTGGGCGGCTCTGGCGGGTAGTCGTGGCAGTGGCGCGGATCCGCCTGCATCCCGGTATAGGTCGGCGACTCCGTGCGACGGCGGGCCCGCTTATTCCTGGCTTGTTCCCATGCGTTCATGCTTTCTCTTGCTCCAGTTGGTTCGCCACGGGTGCGGGCCGTGCGCTTCGAGTCGAATGGCGGGCTCCCGAGTCAATCGAAACGGCTTCGGCTTGGGCTTTCTTCTTGGGAATGATACCTCCACCCCCCTTGCGGCGAGCGCCTGAGTCAGCCCGCACCCGCTCGCGTACCCTATGAATCTTGCGGCATCAGTCACGCAGTAGCCTTTGCTTGCAAGGTCCCTGGCTACGGATACGACCGTACTACCCGTGTCAATCAGGCACTGCCTTGCCTTGAGGAACTTCGGAAACTCATCATCTTGCGGCCTATCGCTCAATAGCTTGAGGAAGGTTCGATACTCGACCCCGAGCAGCTCGGATGCCTGGCGTCTGGTCTTTCCGGCCTCGGCCATAGCCCTTGCGGCGTCAGAGAACGGAGCACCGCACAGCGCGGCAACCCTGGTCCGGGCCTTACAGCGCTCGAACTGGATCCCGTACCCCGAGGCAATGTGCCTAACTTGGCTTTGAGACATTCCTGTGGTCATTGACGCCTGAGTAATTGAGAGCCCCTGGGCCGCAATCGAATCAAGCAGTTCCTGTATCGGGATCCCCCAGCGCAGTTCGATAGATCGTCTATTGCGGCGCACGCGGTTGCCTCTCAAGGTAGCCTGGAATCTCGCAGGAAGGCGCGCAGATTAGCCGGATGTAGAAGCCGCTTGCAAGCTCTTTGGGCGGCGGCATGAAACGCCCATCATCCATGCGCCAGCGGCCGTACACGTCGACTGAGCATTCAATCTCGACGTTGGGCCGCCCGAGCTGGCCGGGAAACTCGACAAGGTACTTTACGCCGGGGGTCATTTCATCATTCCGAACAGTCCTTTCATGCCTGGGTATCGCGCCAGGAACCGCTCAAACCTGGCGACCTTGGCGGATTCCTTCCGAAGCTCTCGGCTTGCCTGCGATAGGTAGTGATCAGCCCACAGCTGAGCCTCCCGCGTGATCCGCAGTGACTCGCGCAGCCCGTCCTCATTCGCCAAAAGCGCCCGGTTGTTCGCCATGTAGCGGCGGCGTTCGTCGCCGTGCTTGAGGGCAATGACGGCGTTCTTTTTGACCGTCTCGCAAAGCTCATCAATGATCGCTTCGCGATCCGCCAGGGTGCGGCGCAGCTCGCCAATCGGGTCAAGGTAGCGCCCCTGGTGCGGGTCCGTGTCGGCAATCTGCACAAGCGCCGCCAAGTCAGCCTTGCGGACCATTGCGAACTCGCGCCCGTCGTCGACAAGCAGTGCTTTCAGGTGTTCGGTTGTGGTGCTAGACATTTGAAGCCTCGTTGCGAACGATGTCCGCAAGGTCAGTGGAATTTATGACGCCGTAATCTTTCAGGGAAATAACAATGTGTCCGCCATCAATCAAGCCGACAAGCATGCGCCAAAGCTCGCCGTCGTCAGGCTCGTATGGCTTAGGAGGCTCCGCGTAGTGCTCCCATTCGACAGGAACGCGGGTAGGCCTGTCCTCTGCCGTCTCGCCCTGGATCACTTTAAAGCGGCGGGTTACCGGGTGCTGGATGATCCACACGTAAGCCATGTCACCGCGAAGCTTCTTGGCCCGCTTGTATGCGTCACGGTAGGCGCTGTAATCGTACTGGAAAACGAACTGCACCTTAGACCTCCCCGGACTCAATGGCCCGCTGAGCGCTCTTTACAAGGGCAGTGATGGACGCTGCAAGGCCGGAAAGAAGAACGATAACGGTAATGGCGATCATGATGCACCTCCAATAAAGAAGGCCCGACTTTATAGGTCGGGCCTTGGTTGTGTCAAGCAGCTTTACGCTTAATTTAGGCCGGCAACACCCCTGCTCGTTTAAGCGCGATAATTACGTATGGGTCCGTGTTGTCGGTCCCTGCGTACCACTCAGCCCATCCAGCCTCTACGGCCGTAACGGGCTGCCCCTTGAACTTGCCAAAGCTCATGATGGTTGGCACCCGAGAATCATCCGTAATGCGGTGCAAGTCCTCCCAGGTCAACTTACCTTTTACCGGGTGCTCCTTGTCGATTGTCCAGATAATGTACTTGAGGATCCTGGCGCAGTTCAGGACGTCACAGTCTGCCCTGTGAGCGCCGCGAATGAGGTCCAGCGCCCAGGCGTACCCGCGACCAGTCAACAGCGCGATATGAACCAGCACGGCGCCCTGCGTGTGCGAGTCGAGTTCAGGCCATAGCCGGCGCGAAAGGTACATGGTGTCAATCTGGCGAGCGCCCACACAGTTGGTCATTCGAGCGTCAAATTCGACGTTGTGCCCAATGATGTATCGGCCGACGTAGTCAACCGCCTTGAACAGCGGCAGGCCTACCAGCTTCTCAGGGTTGATCAGGGTTGTTACCACGGCGCCAAGGGCCATAGGCTTGGTGTGGCCGTATAGTTCGTGGAACATCGGCAGGTTATCGCCGTCAAGCGGCATCTTGAGGAACTCTGCCGGTGTGTCCGGAAGTTCCAGGCGGGCCAGTTCGACTACCTGGTCAGTGTGGAAGTCCAGGCCGGTTGTCTCGGTGTCGACGATGAAAGCTTTTTCAGGAAGCATTAGAACAAGTCTCCAGGCGCTGAGTGGCTGGTGATGCGAGCGGATAGGTAGGACGCGTCGCCGTCAAGCATGCAGGAAAAAAGAGCCTTTCGATCATCCTTACACTGGATGTTCAAGTGCTTAGCTATGGCGGTGGCGCGCAAGAACTCCCGGTAATACTGTTCCGAGTCCGTCAGAAGGTAGTTGTATTCGTCCAGGCGCATAGGCAACAGCGGGCACTCATCGTCATAATCCCGGCCGCACTGCTCGCCACCATAAAGATAAACCGCATCCCTCAGGGCCGGCAGCTGGCCTGGCTGGTCGCACAGCACGATAATATCGCAGTCCGTATCCATAACAGGCGGTTCGCACGTCACGCGGGAACCCACAAAGGCGTACTCGGTGCAGTTTTCACCAGGGGCCAGCTCGATAAGGCCGGTTGATTTCTTGTCGGTCATACTCTCTCTCCAGAAAGAATGGCGCCCGAGGACGCCCGTAAAGTTGATTGTCAGCCCAGGAACGCGAATTCTTCGTCGTGCTGTTTCGGGTCGACGTGGGCCAGCTCTCTATCTAGCTTTGCCCGTACCTCTGGCGGCATTTCGTCGCCCAGGTCAGGCGAGACGCCCAGGGTCGAAGCGTCTAGCGTTGCGTCTCCAGTCAACTGTCCAGGGTCTTGCAGTCCGTCGCCGCCAATCGCTTTAGCCCCCCTTACCAGCTCCCGCTCCTCCGCATCAAGGTCGATAGGTTCCTGATTGCCCTCCTCGACCTTAGCCTTGGCCTTGGACGCCTTGACTTCGAGCTGGCGCTCACCCTCGGAATGCAGTGCTACCAATCGCGCCAGGTGGCCGACCTCGACATAAACCTTATCGGTTGCCGGACGCTCGCCGCGCAAGAACTCCTCAGCAGCAGCGGCAGTATCGGGGCGCAGGCTGCGACGTAGGTTGCTGGTCATGGTGAACATATCGGACAGAAGCGCCGGAGCGACGGTTACAGGCTTCGGCTCCGCCCTGGCCTTGTCCTTGCTTGCGTTTGCGGTTGCTGCGGCCTTGAGCGCGACCGTAGATGCCTCGGCGTCATCACGAACAGCCTTGACCGCCTGGGCTACGGTTACTTTCCCGTCAGCAACCAGCTTTTTGCCTTCATCGTCCAGCTTTTCGAGCTTGAGAATCTGGTCAACATACTGGCGAGTGATGTTCACGCGGTCGGCGATCTGCTGGAGCGTGCCCTTTTCGCCCATGGCCCGCAGCTCCTCGCGGATCGAGACGTACAGGTCCATAAGCTCAAGCGGGGAGAGCTTTTCGTCACGGTTCGAGGTGTCGATACGAATCAGGCAGTCCAGCTCATCACCCTTGAACGGGGTGATAGGGACCCACACGTCACCCGTGCCGCTGCCGTCGGCAATGCGATAGCCCTCAACCCGGCAATGACCGTCGATCTTGACCACGCCGCCGCCGTCACGAATCTGCACCTCGACCGCTGGCACTGCGCCGCCTTTCATGATGTGCTTTGCGATTGACTTAACGTTGAGCTGGGTTTTGACCGACTCCATGTCACGGCGGTTCCACGGGCTGCCGTCGGCACGGGTCTTGTTGTGGATGTTCTTGAGCTGGATCGTCATGCCAGCGTCAGTGCGCTTGATCATGCCGCCCTTGATCATCTTGGCGAAGCTGTTGATTGTGTAGTCTACGTCGGACATCGGGAATCTCTCCAGGTTGATTAAGGTTTTTTTGCTTTGATTGCGCGCCTGTCGCCAGGCTCATGACAGGAAGGCAGTACCAGCATATTGGCGGGCACGTCGCGCAGGTTGATAGACAGGTTCAGGATCGCGCAGTTATCAGGCCCTGTAGGTCCGTAAAAGTCAGCCTGCCGCAGGTCGACGCAGGGAGAACCCTGGATGCAGACCTTGAACAAAAGAACCGCTGTAATGCCCATGCTGGTAACTCCTTGTTGGTGTCGGCTCATCCTACCGACTGCGCCGGGGTGTTGCAAGGGTTTCTGTCAATTAAATTGACGGGTCAATTGGCCTGCTTTGCACTTCAACCACGGTAGGCCCGTGCGCCTCGATAGCCCTGGCGCGCAGCTGGTGGATTGTCAACGATTCGTCGTACTGTGCCCACGGCACTTGCACGCGCTTAAAAGTAAACTCATCGGTGTACTTATAGCTGAACTCGCGGCCGCTCATACGACATAATCCCCGTAAATCTGCGTTATCGGGCTGTCATGGTTGCGGAATTTCAGAACCCCGACGTGGCAGAATGGCGTGCTAGCGTATCGAGTTCGGTAGCGCTCACGGGACGGCGTAGCCAGGTGCAGATCAACCTGGCGCGGATCCGGTAGCCCGTTGCAGCGCTGGCAAAGCGTGATCAGCTTGCGCATGCGCTTAATGACCACTGCCGGGACCCTGGCACCAGCCTGCCACAGCGCCATATCGCTTCGCGGCGTGTATCCGTACTTGTCTCGGAGCTGTTCGAGTTCCGCCCGGTATGCCTGGTTGAGGGCGCTCACAGTCTGTACGCTCTGGCCGACCAATAGGCGTGGCCCTGGGGCGTCAGGCTCCACAGGATGCTGCCGCCGATATCCCACCGACCGATATCCCAATCACTACCAGTCGCACGGCGAATAGCCCGCATGTCATACCGCATAGCCTGCCGACGGTGCTTGCCGGTCAACCCTTGCTTTGCGTAGAAAGCCTGTAGCTGCTGCTTGCAATTCATTCTGCGATCCCCTTTTCTACCAATAATTGGATTGCTGCGCCCATAGCGACTACCGCTCGATCTTTCTTTTGCGCCTTGGAGCTGGTAATGAACCTGATCGACTCAAGCAGCGCGATGGCGGCGCGCAGCTCACGAACCACGGCCGCGCCCTCGCCGTGGCCTGTATTGCCTACCACTGCGCCTTTGCATCGGTCGGCCTGGTCGATGATTTCTTTGCGGCTGATTAACCTCAGCCACCCGGACATCGCGCCGACGGTAACCAGGTTGTTGACGATCCACTCAGCGCTGTCTGCGCACTTGCCGTGAATGGCCTGTAAGTTGCGAGCCATTGACCGGACCAGGTCTGCGGACAGCTGATTCTTGCGCAGCATGTCGCGAACGCTGTAATCCTGGGACATCCGCCACAGGTATTGCGCGCAGTCGGCGGTTTTTTCGCGGTCCTGGTACAGCCTTTCGAGAAACTCAGCGTCACCAAAGCGGGTCGAGTTATACGGCACACCAATGTAGCCCTGGCCGAACTCGAAGCGTAACAGCGGGACGTCGTCACGCAAAAAGCCTACACGGCACGGATTGCAAACCCGGTACAGGTCTTCCGAGTTTTGCGCTGCCTTTAGCGCGCTCTCGACCATGCCCTTTGGCGGCTCGATCTTGCACCCACACTCATCCACAGGCTCAGCCCCGAACAGGCGCCAGCCTAGAGGCGTGTATCGGCGGCGCGGCCAGTTAAACCCCATCAGGGCAGCACCCAGAGCGCGTTTGACCGCCAGAATCTCCTCGCAGCTCATCGACTCCAGCACGTCGACCTCTGCGCCGGAGTCAAGGAACAGGGATTTTGCCGCCTTGGCGACCGGGCCGCGCTTGCTGTTGAATGCCTTGAAGTCCTCGGCGGCGGCTGCGCGAATCGCCCACGGGAGCATCAGCCCGAGCTCTTTTTTGTCGTACCCGCAGTGACGCACCAGGAACTCAGCAGCGTCCGCCGTTTCGGTGCGCTCAGCCTCGAACTTGTCGGTGGCGCGAGTGACGATTGCCGAAAGATTCAGCGCCGCAGCGCCTGCAATCTCCTCTGCGATCAACTCCATCAGCCTTTTATTCTGCATGTCTACCCCTCCACTTGATTGAGGCGCCATCCTGTCAAATTGCTTTACACGGGTCAAGGAATATTTTCGCTTTAATTCGCGCACAAAAAAGCCCCGCAATGGGGCCTTTCCTTTGGCTGTCAACTAGACTGACAACTCCTTTATAGTCCGCTCAAGCAGCTCTACACGCTGCCTGGATTCCTCTGTTCGCCGTCGGTACGCCTTGGCGGTCTTGCCGTCTGTATCGTCCGTGTTGAAATACGCCTCAACGGCCTTGAGCTGCGCCTGGTGATGCGCTAGCAGGTCATGCAGGGTCATGGGTCAGCCTCGGCTGGTTGCTGTAGTGCCAGGCCCTGCGAACGATCCGGCGCGGTCTGTGTGAATGGTCGTGAACAACTCCATCTATCACCGCCAGGGCGTGCCCGCTTACCTCAACCCAGTATCGCCCCCTGGGGTGCGCCTGAGTAAACTGGTTCAGTGTTACCCCGCTATCGCGGTCAAGTCCGCGCACCATATCCATTCCTCTGATAGCGGCGGCCTTATGCATCCATCGGCCTTCCCTGTGCTTCCTGCCGCCTAAGCTCATAGTCACATGCGCAGACTCGTATCCGCTGCCGGTAATGACCGCAAGAGACACGACCGTACAGTCGTTTGTCTCATTGAGCGCTTCGCGGGCCGCGACCATATCAGCCGTGTAACTGTCAACAAACTTGACTTTTGCCAAAACCCTTTCCCCTGAGTGTCCACGAAACACGTAACGTGGACATCCTGGCAAGTCCAGGCATGCAAAGTCAAGCAATAAAAAAGCCCGCCGATGGGTGGCGGGCTGTTAACCGGGTTATCACTAGGCCGCAAGACGCAGTGCCGGTGGCGCCTTGCGCGTGTACTTGGCTACCAGCTTGCGCACGGCTTCCTCCAGGGCGCTCTGCTGCTCTTCTGGTAGGTTTTCCCACAGGACTATCGCGTCGTGCCACAGCGAGCCCGTGAGGGCTGCGGGATGGTCAACCTTCACGCCCTTCATTTCAGGCGGGGTCGGTTCAGGCTTTGGGCTTGATGCAGCCTTGCCCGAGCGAGCCGAACGGATGGCCTTGCGCAGCTCGCCAATGGCCGAGTAGTCAAGCACGTTGACCTCCAGGCGGTAGGCGGCACGAATGGTCGACACGTAGACCTTGACCGAGGCAGGCGCCGGAACATCCCCAGGCACTGGCGGGCCTATGCGACGACTCCAGCCCTTGGCGTCATAGGCTGCCCAGGTCATCACGTTGAACGCCTCCAGGGTGTCGGCCTTGGCCTCCTTGATGGCCGCCAGGATCTTGCCGGCCACCTCATCAACGATCATGGCGCTGCTTTCGATTTGGGTAAAGATCGCGGCGAGGTCGAGTTTAGTTTTCATCAGGTCACACTCCAGTTGCGCGGGCCAACCCCGCTACATTCATACTATGCGCTAACTGTCAACCCGTGAAATACCGTTTACTCACAAGGATTATTCCCGCCTGGAATATGGATCCAGGGGCACAAAAAAAGCCCCTGTAAAGGGGCTTGACACTAGTACCAGGTTACCCCGGCGTACTCGGGCGGCATGCCGACTTCGATTGACCTTGTGCGCGGGCAAGTCTGGTAGTCCAGTCCGGTCGAGGCAATCCGGTTCGCCGCGGCCAGGGAGTGGCGCGCCTTAACTAGCGATGCCTCGGCGTGCCTGATTTGCGCCGCCTTGCGGCACGCAAACGACTCCATAGCTTCAAGCTTGGTCGGGTAGCAGTGGCGCCGGCCCGAATGCTTTAGCACGAACTTGACGCCCCGCGCCGTGCGCCTGTTGTCGTATACGCTGTCCGCTTGCTCTTTGGTGGTCAGCTTCCCGCCGCCACCAATAAGCCTGACCCAGTACCCCCCAGGCGTCTCACGGATAACCTGGTAGGTCTTCTCTACCAGGTGAATGCCGCCCTCATTGAGGACGTCCTGGTAACGATAGTGATCTGGTCCGATATTCACTCTGCACGCCCCTCAGTAATAGCCCAAACAACCGCCCCAACCGACCGCCACCCGACCGAGTAGCGCCATTCATTCCAGAATACCTGGCTCATTGATTCAGCTCCTTGACCTTGTCGAGGCAGGCGTCGATCTCGGAATCTGCATCGCCAAGCACCAGGATTTGGTCTGAAAATGTCCCACCCCAGAATTTCTTTACGATGCAGAAATCGCGGACGCTGTTTGCAGCGTCGTCGCGAAGAAAGCGATACCGCTCGGCATCACGGATGACGTCCTTAGGCAGCACCACCGCTACCGGCGCGGGCGTCGATGTGTAGAGGGGTTCGACCGGCCCGAGCCAATGTTTTGCGATGTCCCATCGACGCGTCAGATCCCTAACCTTTCCATCACCTGATATAGAAGCCCACGCCACTGGCTCTTGCAGCTCGACGACCGGCCCCGCTTCCTGAGCGAGAACGGCGCGGAGTTCTTCAATAGCAGGGTAGCTTTCTCGGCATACTGGTATGCATACCCTCTCCAGAAGCTCCCGCTTCACCATCACAAATGCGCTCATGACGTCACCTTCGCTGTTTCTGGAAATGATGCCTCGGCCTCAGTGCGGAATTTAATATCAGCACCATCACCGTGACGGCCTTCAGACCAGCTGATCCGCTTGCCGCAATAACATCCTGTCTTTTGTGAAAGGTCGAAGTTCTGCCGGAACTCCATAGAAATTCCAGTCATCCCGTGCTGGCGCGAAAGTGCGACAACCGCTTGCGCGAACTCGACATCGTGGTCTGTTATGGCGCTCATGACTTGGCCTCTTCGGGTTTGGTGAGGGCGGCGTCGACCTTTGACCATAGTGCACGCGGTCGAAATGATCGAACTCCTGGCAGCTCGACAACCTCGCGTAACAATTCAACCAGTTCCCCATTCCGCCGCTCGGCGTCCGCAAGGCGCTGCTGCACAATGTCACGCGCCTTCTCACGTCCCGCGCTAACGTTCAGCGCCATTGCCAGCTCTCCCCGCAGCGCCTCTACTTCACGGACAGCATTGAAGTCCGGCACCGGCTTCCCGGCCATGCGGTGCTCCAGCATAAGCCAGGCAAAGCTGTACTCTGGCCAGTCTCGCTCTAGCACCACGCAATCAACCATGGACCCGGCGTGGCAGTCGCGCAAATACTCAGCCTCATCCTTGGGAAGCCTGCTGAGCTTCAAGACTATGTACCGTTCCTCTCGCTCGAATTTAGCTTCACTCATTCCGGAATCCTCATCCAGCGCTTTACGGTCATCAGTTGGCGACCGCACTTAGTGAACCACTTGTACTCGCCCAGGCCAGTCCCTGGCTGCATGCTTGGCTGCTCGACGTGCGCGGCAATCTCATGCACGCCCGACTCCAGCTCAACAAGGAGATTAACGTCCTTGGGCGCGTCGTGGTAGCGCCATGGCGACGGCCCGTCACCCAGCGCCCGAATGCACACATTAAAGTCGTACAGGATGTCAGCCGACGCCGCTCCGCGCAGGCCTGCCTCGGTCACGTACTCCTCGTTCAAGTGAAGCCACAGCGCCGCGCTTGCCACTGACTCGCGGCTCACTTCGGACATGCGAATTCCGCTCACTTAACACCCCCAGGGATGTGCACGCAGGATAATTTAGCCCAGTCCCGGCCATAGCAGGCCACGCTGTTAGCTTGGTCCACTGAGTATGGCGATTCAAGCGACTTCTTTTCCTTGGCGGCCTGGTTCTTGGCGCCTTGCTCAAGAGGCCCGCACCCGACCGCAGCCAGCGCAAGCGCGATAATAATAATCCGTTTCATTCCGTTTCAACTCCAGTCAGTTGTTGATGCCGATCAGGAAGCCGGCAATAAATGCCAGGACAACCAGGACAAGGACGTAGCTTGACGCGGTGCGCGGCCTTTCGTCAAGCGGCTTTACATAGAGCGGGTGCGCTTCGTTCGCCTCTCGCCGATGATTGCGGACCGCCGCAACGTGACGCCCGAAGTCGCCAAAGCGTAGCGCATGCTCATCAACTAGCCCGAGTAGCCACGCCCGCTGGGCGTATCCGGCGCTAACGTCCTGAGCCGTGTAGTTCCGGCCATAGCCAAACACCATAGCAGCCCGCATCACAGGTCCTCCAGGGCTTTGCGCAGGCGGTCAGCGTCGAACGATGTAACCGGCAGGGTCGGATGGTCAAGGATTGCGAGTATCGCCCGCGCAGCGTCGATCAACTCCCACTTAACCACCCGACCCGCTACATGCTCGCGGTCGCTGTCCGGCACGAACCCGTATTGTCTTGCGCCCCGAATGATACTGCCACTCATGCTGCCCCACAGCGAAGCAGCGCTAAGACCGTGACGGTCAAACATGAACCACGCCGCGTCCGCGCAGGTCTGGCGAAGGCGCTGTGATGCACGGGAGATAGCGCCAAGGGCCGGCATTGCGGACCGGAGTAGTGACGCCTCCGCGACCATTGCCGCGTGCGGCGCCACCCGAACCATAAACGGATCGCTGGGCTTCTCGCGCTCGACTGGTGCACCCACCGGCACGCTAAGGCGGTCCAGGTCGTCCATCATGTCCCGCTGGTCCTTGGTCAGCTCGCTGAAATTGATAGTGATGCGGTCGATACCGCGAACCCGCTCAATCTCCGCAACCTGGTGCGGGAGCAGGGGTGATGCCCTTTTGTTTTCGTTGTCCATGGTCGAATCCTCAGTGTCTGGTACGTGGAAAGCCCCTTTCGGGGCTTGAGGTGGGCGGGCGGGGTTAGGCGTAATGCTCATCAAGCGTGCGGCGAATAGCCGGCTTCAACTTGCCGCAGATTTTCGACCACTTGTCACAGAATTGCTGAACTGTAGTGCCAAAGCAATTCTTTTCAGTTTGACGACGCTTGATGATGTCGGCGCAATCGTCACCTACGTGGCCGATTGGAAGAATTTCACCCTTTACGATTCGCTGACCGCAGCACGCACACAGCTTGCGCTCATTCATCGGCGGGCTGATTTTCTTGCCAGTATGAAAGCAGGTCTTACGGTCGTCGAATCTCATTTCGTCTTGCTCCGCTAATGTCTGTTACTGGCAAAGCCCCTTTCGGGGCTTGTGGCGGTTAGATGGCCGAGGCCGTCTTTTCGGTTGGGCGGCCCTGGAAGTCCAGCAGACCAGCAGAGAACAAGGTCATCATCATGCGGTCAGTAGAGGCGCGCCATACGTTGCCCCAGGCGTTCCAGGCGTTGCCGGTGTCTACTGCGGACTTGAGGGCTTTGCGCTGCTGTGCTGTGAACTTTGCCATGTCATTTACTCCGACTCGTTGATTTGTCTAGCTGCTTGACAACAAATCTACGCACAACAAAAAGCCCCGTCAAGCATTATTTTGCTTACGGGGCATAACTACACCGATGAGTTTACTTTTTCCCGTCTTGCCGCCGTTTGGGTCGGTCGTGGCGCGGGTAAAGGTCGGACAGAGCTGCCTTGCATGCGTCTGTGACGCCCTGGGCGTATGCTGGCGGCCTTTCGGCCTTCTTGAGGCCCTCCAGCAAGCGGTTGGCAACCCCTGCCCGCTCCTCGCCCTGGGAGCCCCCTACTTCACGCGCTACGTGCTGCGCCCCCTCATACCACAGCGCGGTTCCCTGGTAGCTCATTTGCCCGCCTTCTTGTTCTTGCGGAACCCGTTTTGAGCCAGCGCAAGGTACTTGACAAAGTGCGCCGGGGTGGCCTTCTTGAAGCCGTCCTCGACCGCCCGTTCCGCCTGGTTCTCGCCGCGACCCATGCGGACCTTGCGAGTCTTGTAATTGATCCAGTGGTCTACTGGTGCTGGCGGCTCAAGGTCTACCGGATCGCCGTTGACGTCGCCCAGCACCGCACCGGTATGCCCTGGACAATCAGCCAGGAACTCAACCGCCTCAATCGCCGCTAGTGCAACCGTCTCAGCATCAAAGTGGCGGTCCTCGCTGTCGCCGTGCGGGCTTCTCCAGGTCAAATGGAAAGGGTAATGGCGCCCCTCGACGTATGCGGGGTCCGCATAATCAAGCGGTACACGCTGAGTCACTCGACCCGGATCTTGCTCTTGTCCGTCGTTGCCCAAATTGTCCATACGGTTTCCAGCGCCTCTTGGTGTGTCATGGGCTCGCCACCCATAGTGAAAGGTTTCTGATCCGGCAGGTAAACCCACCAGATCGCTTTTTTAGTGAGGGCCGATTGCATGGTTAGCCAGGGTGCAATAAACCTCACCCTGCAAGCCGGCAATAACGCCCGCCGCCTTCTCTGACAGGCTCATTGGGCCGCCCTCATACTCTCGACCATCAAACCCGCCCACCGCCCGGATATACGCCGCGTGCTGCCTTAGCGCGTTCGGCCTCAACTCCACAGTGATGATGGTCATGCCATTGCGCGTCACAGCGCTCCAGTGCTCTGTGTGCCGATTAAACGCCGCGCAAACCTTGAGGGCCTTCGCCTTGGTCTGTACCAGCGCCAACGGACAGACCGGGGTTCGCTCTACCCAATATCGAGCCCCAGGCAATACCGACTTGATCACTTCAAACTTTTTCATCTTCAACCCCATCAGCCGCATACGCCGCTCCCGCCGTCATAGCCAGAACCTTAAGCGAGTTATGCAGCTCTTGAGGCGTATAGCTGCCCATATCCCGGATTAACTTCCGCAGCTTGCCACGGTAGTAGTGCGTATCCACGCCGTACGCGTTCTGACCTACCGGGCCATCCTGGACATCCAGGAACAGCTCGACCGCGTCGGCTATCGACCGCGTCCGGTTCCGTGGCGGCAACCTGTCAAGTCGGTTCACATGCTCCGACAGCAGCGCCACGCTAACACCCTGAAATCCTTCTTTCACACCGCCTCCAGCTTGAAATAGACCTGATCGAATGGGACGGTGCGGGTCTTTGTCATGCCGTCCGCCGCCATCTTTATTTTAACAACCGCCTTATCTGCGTGATACAAAACCACGTCGCAAGGTAACTCATAAGGCAACTCAATGTCACCTATTTTGTGTGCCAATTTAACGTGCATCCCCATCCCGCTTTAACTCCCATGAGTCAGTATTTTTGCACCGGCCGCCAGGGTAGACGACGATGATTCCTTTTCGAGTCCACTCCTTGCAGGTGACCCTGGCCCCGCCGTGGTAGCACGCATCGCCGACCGCTGGCTTTACGTACTTGACAGGGCTATCAGGGAAGTAAAGAGGCATTGACCGCTTGACAGTTGACATGCGCGAAACGGTCACAGTAGACCGGTCACCGGCCAGGAACTTCTGCGCGTCCGAGCCGTTCACGTACCCGAAACGACCCTTGCACACGACCCCGCCAGATACCGGCCGGGATGCAGCCCGCAAGGCCTCCAGCTCCTCTAGCAGCTTCTCAACGTCTCGCCATTCGACTAGATCGCCGTGCACGGAGTCGATTAGCTCGCCCTCCCAGGACAGCGATAGGCGGTTCACTGGGCTGCGTGCTCGGTTGCCAGCACTTGACCAGGATTTACCTTTTGCTTGCGACGCTGCGCCCGGTGGCGATTGATCCGAATGTTCCGCTTTCGAGCTTGTTCCGCGCTCTCAATATAGCCCTTAGGCTTGCCTTTCTTCTCGAAGTTGTCGCCGCCAGTGCCTTGCATGAATCCCCCAAACCAAACCATTGAATTGAGCCCGGATCATGGCACACGCCACAGCCCGAACTCAAGCACTTTTTAACGCCAGCGGTTCGCCTTGCCTTGTCGGCTTCGAGGCGAATGCGGGCCGCGCTTGCGATCCACCTCGGCACCCCGCTCATGAACCCACTCGACCGCCATCTTGGTCAAGGCTTGAGCCATGATCGCCCCGACGCCGCACCCCAACAAAACACGCTTCACCGCCAGCGCTCCGCCCGCCCCTGGCGGCTACGCTGGGACACGGCCAACCCCTTGCGCTTAACCGGGTTAACCGCTTCCACCGCTGCAAACTGATGCGGACGCACCTCAATCTCAACCATAGGACCGCCGTAGCCCGCGTTCAAGGCCATTGCGTACTGCTTGCGGGTCAACACCAGGGGCGGCACCTCTTGAGGCTCCAGAAGCCGCTCAAACTCTTGGATTAGCTCGGTCACAATCCGGCTCTTTCCACCCCGCTGAGGTGGGGACATAACCGTAACGGATACCCCGGCATCCTCCATCGACTTTGCGATTCGAGCTATAGCGCCACGCTGCTCATCATTGGTAACCAGTGCGATTACATGCCGTGGTCGGTTACGCTCAAGCACCTTGGCATAGTCCACGACATCCGCCATATACCCCACGGAAACATCCCCCGTCTGGCTCGCCGGATCCCACCCGATCAACCGGGCAACCGCCGACGGCATCACCAGATCCCACTCAAGCCCCAGCACAAGCTCCTCATCGACGCACACCGGGAACGGCTCAAGCTGGGGAATGCTGCGATACCCCCTCGACAGGCTGGCACCGTGCATCAGCACACCTCTCGCCAACTCATCAATCCACGCCTGATTAATGCTTTTCATCGTCAACCCCCTTTACAACGATTTCAACCTTGAAGCCCAGCGCCTCAAGGATGTCGATTTGCTTCTCGATTGAGCACCCTTTTGCCCGGATGGCTGCGGATATGTTCGTTTGATGCTTACCACATGCCTCTCCGGCCGCCTGGTGGCTCATTCCAGACGTTTTAAGCGCCTTGCCTATGGCATCGCCTAGGTTAGACCTTAGCGCCTCTACAGCGGGGCTCACAGGCCCGAGCCCCAACAAACGAAACGACTCTCACCCTGGACCTGTCCGAGTGGCATCCCGAGCAAGTAGGCCTCGCACTCAATCCCCTCCAGTGCGCACTGATCCTCGAACAGCTCGCCGGCCTCATCGCGAGACAGCGCGTGCACGACTGCGACCACTTCGAAGTTGCGGGCAATGTGGAACGCCTGGCGCTTCGCCATGCCACCCTCAACCCGAGCGCGACCCATCATGTATGCGACTGAGCCCCATGCTTCCTTGGCGATCTTGCGGAACCCGTCACGCTGGCCGCACGAAAGGCCGAAGCTGTTCGCACACACGGTCATTCGATTGGCCCGACCCCGGTGATACAGCGCCAGTGCAACGTAATCATTCTTGTTCATGATCCACCTCTAATTCGATTGATACCTTGACCCCAGCAATGCCCGCGATGATCAGAAGCCTTTCCAGGGATGGCGACAGGACGCCTCGCATAAGCTTCCCAGTCTCAGCAGACGATATGCCTAGGCGATCCCCTGCTGCCTTCTGCGTTACGCCCCACGACTTCACCACGGCGACAATGGCGGCTTCGATCTTCGCCTTGATTGCCCAGGTACGCTCAAACCGCTCTGCATTTTCGTAAACGCACTTTCTCCCTAGGCTCATCAGAAACCCCCATCAGCAAAAGGCGAGTCAGGCGACACGCCCGAGTCGAACGGTGATACGTCCGATCCGTCACAGCGCACCGCAGGGCACTCAGTGAGCGATAGCTCTACTCCGATACCGAATGCCCGAGCAATCGTTACCAGCAGGTCCGTGGACATCGTGTTGACCGCACGACCGCGAGTGATCGCGCTCAAGTATTCCTGCCGCACGCCAACCGACACAGCCTTTCCCTTTTGGGTTCCGTTCATGTTCATGAGCTTTGCCAGGATGGCGTCCGCGATCATTCCCTTGTGATTCATTTTCAGCCCTCGGTTATTGAGCAGCCACTGTGCCAGCCATAACAGCTCTAGTCAATATAGAAATTATTAATCCGCCTCTAAGATATAGAAGACCTTAAAATCTCTTAAAAGGCGCGGGTGAGAAAATTCCTTTCCACTCCCGCTGAGAGCGAGATATCGAGATATCGGCGAGTTATCTGACTGGATATTTCGGCCAAACCCCTACGTATGCGGGACTTGGTCGGGGTACTTAGCGAGATATCGAGATATCCGGGGAGTTTTAGAGATTGACCATTTATCAAAATGGTCTGGATATCTCGCTATCTCGCTATGTCCTTTGTTTCCGGGGGTCTGAGTAGATATCACGCTGGATATCTCCAGATATTTACCCCTCTGCATCGGGGGATTTACCCGTCGTCTGATGGCGGGAGCCGTTTTCAGAGCGAATGTGATCGACCCTACAGAAGCTCATGCCCAGTGTCAAATCCAGCATTGAAAAACCTTACCCAAAAGTCAGGTTTTCCTTACCCAAAAGTCAGGTTCCTGTAAAGCGCGCAATCTACTTGACGGAAATAGTGAATACTTCGCCGCGAGGGCACTCGACTGTAGTCAGGTTTCCTGCGCGTTCTTGCCTGGCAACGGACGCCCATACAGCCTTGACCGGCTCGCCCCGCATCCGGTTCTTGAGTACCCCGAACGTCATTTTCTGGCCTGGTGCGCGACTGATGATCGAGTAGATCCTGGCGTCTATAGCCTGGTCTGGAGACGGCACTGGGGACCGCTGGCGACGTGCAACCGGCTCGAACCATACGCCCCACTTATTGATGCAGAACGCGCCCCACTTGCGCCAGTTTCCTCTCCAGCGGGCGCACGTACTAAGCTCAAAGTGAATGTGTGAGTAGTCCCTGCGAAAAACCCCGAAACCCTCAATGGAACCGTTCTCACTCATATAAGTGGTGACCCCCTCGGCCTGGTTCGAGGCGTGAGCCTTAGGGCATCCGTGATAGGTCCCCGTCTCAAACGTGCCGTCAGGGTGAACATCGATGAAAATCCGCGCCATAAAAAAGCCCTCATAAGTGAGGGCTTAGTGTCTCCGCTACAGGTCTATATTGTCAAGTGGCTACGGGCGCAATTGACAGGCGTTCTGTCTTGCGGTTGTTGGTGGCGTTGACGTGCTCGGTGCGCTCCAGAGTGCCGGACTTCACCATAGCCGTTATGACCTTCTCGACGTCCTCGCGCTTCCACTTCTTGCAGCGGTTGATCACCACGCCGATTGTCTCGCTGTGGCCGTCGCCCAGCATATTGACGATACGGGCTCGCACGGCCTCGGCGGGGCTGCTCTCCTCGTTTTCGTTCGCGTAGGCAAGCATGGTCTTCTCTCGAATGTCCCGCTCCACGAACGCATAGGCCCACCGGACGTGCTCGGCGGTTCGCAGGCCGGACGGTGCCGCAAGGGTAAGGCTGATCTTGGAAACCATTTCACGCGCTCGGCGCGGGATCGCCTCAAGGCCTGTACGCTCCTTGTGGTGCTCTGCCTTCTCCCAGGCCCACTGGGCGACCTGCTCAAGCATGTCCTTGGCTTCGGGGTCGCTTCTCACGGTGGACCGCTCGCCGTACCACTCCACCCGGTGGTTCTCGAAGTCGGCATACCCGCCATCGTACAGGGACCGAATCGTCATACTCATGCGGTCGCCCATCTTGGAGGACTTGAACCCTTTCTTTGCTTTGGGGTTGGTTTCCTTCTCGCTGATGATGATCGATCGACCAATAAACCCGTTGGTGGCCTGCTCGGGCGTTACCAGGGCGTCAAACGTCACAGGGGTAGTGAATCCGATCAGCGATAGATAAGGCTTCTCCAGGCCGTTGTCGATGGCCTGGATAGCATTGTCCAGTTGCGGGATGCGGCGAGCAAGCGCCCCGCTCTTGTCCTCGTTTTCCATTACGGCCTTGCGCGCCGCCTTGACCTCTCCGATTAGCGCCTTGCGGACCTCCCGCTTTGTATCGCCCGTCAGCGGCATGAAGCTGTTTGCCTTCGAGTACGCCGACATGAGCACGCCGATGACGCCCGAATGGTAGGACTCTTTCGAGGTGGTAATGGTCTTGAGCAGGACCCCGAATTCGTCAATAACGTAGTTCGCCGCCTGATTGTCGATGAGGTTCCGAATGATTTCCTGCTCGGACTTGATAGAGCCGACGGTCGCCCGCTGGATCCCGGCAGCCTGGTGAATGGCGTTAATGGACTGCATAACGGCCTCCTTGCCCGTTGCGGAGCCGGCCACGCACATTGCGAACAGGTTGGCGGTCACGCCGTCGAGGTCGTCCGTCCAGCGCAAGCCGATGACATTCGACATGGATACCAGGGCGGCGGCCACGGCCAGGTTCTCCCGAGGAAACCGCGACTGATCGTTGATCCACTTGCAGACTTCCCCGACGAACCCTGGCGGGCGCAGCAGGTCAATGCCGTTGACGTGGAAGGGGTGCTCGGACTTCTTGACCTTCTTGGGCGCCTCGCCGTCGACAACTTCCGCCGCTATCTCCTCGACAAGCTGCTTGACAGGCTCCGGCTCATCCTCAAACCAGGTAGTGGGCGTGAACTCTACCGGCTCCTCCCACCCGCCTTGCTCCGCGTGAAAGATCAGCGTCCCGAGGGTTACCGGGTTGGCTGACTTGCCGAAACGGTCCCAGTCGTTGCGTAGCTTGTTGGCGCCTGGGTAGGTGTCGCCCTTGGCGCTCCAGTCGTTCCACAGGTCGAAGCCTGACCCGCCCGTCGCGTGATGCAGCGCCATGCCCACGGCCAGCCACTCGGCGCGGCCTGAGTTGTAGTCGATATGGGCAAGCATGCCCGTCAGGTCCTCCATGGTGACGTCAACCGCCGACCCGTTCACGTCAGCCCGGAAGGCGTCCGGCCGGCGCAGAAGGTCTAGCAGTTCCTGGGGCGCCTCGGTGATGTCCGAGGGGCTGCCAAAGAGAACTTGGTAGGTGTTGCCGCTGGCGTGCATAGAGCCGGGACCCACGCAGAACCCTGAGGACTTGAAGTCAATCCCCTTGTAGTCCTTGTGGTTTTGCAAAAGGCTCATGCCTTCCGGCGCTCTATAGTAGACGTGCATGGATCCCTGGCCGGACCCGGTCTGCACGGTTAGGCCCGCAGTTGCTGCCAGGTCCACGCCAAGCGCCCCTACCAGCCTGTGGTAGGCGTCCACGCCGCCGTTACGGGCATCCACGTCGACCACTAGCAAGCCCTTCACCAGGACGCCGTAGCCCGTGTCGAGCTGGCCCATTTCTTCCATCCCTTCGAGCTGCTCCTCGGACCAGTCGGGGGTGTGCTGCCAGTTGCTGGCAATCGGGTGCTTATAGGCTGCCAGGCATTCCGGCTTGCCGCACGCACACCCGCCGTCATCGCTTGCGCCATGCAAGCCGAAGATGCGTAGCCCTGCATCAATGAATTCAAAAGCGTTCTGGATAGCCATTTATTGCGTGTCTCCGTGTAGGTGGCGCGAGTATATAGCGAGATAGCGAGATATCCAATCGTCAAAATATTATTTAGAAATTAGTTGACCTTCCCTTATTCCGTCCGTAGAGTTCGCCCTGTCAAACGACACACCACGGAGAAAGCAACAATGATTATCGAGGCACCCAAAGAACGCCCACCAGTTATTACGCTCCTCGGCGAGCCAGGCATGGGCAAAACGCTTCTGGCCTGCATGTTCCCTGATGCAATTATCATTCGCCTTGAGGACGGCATCCAGTCCGTGCCGGTCGAGAAGCGCCCAGCGATCATGCCGATTGTTACCACCGTCGACATGCTGGAGGAGCAAATCCGCTGGGTCGTGATGAACCGCAAGGCTCACGGCAAAAAAACGCTCATCATCGACAGTATCACCCGCGCCGAAACGATGTTCGAGAAGCATATCGTCGAGACGGACGGAAACAACCCTGCATCGATCAACCAGGCGTGCGGCGGCTTCGGTGCCGGCCCTAAAGCGCTGGGCGCCCTACACGCCAAGTTCCGTGGCCTGCTCAAGGCGGCGAATGATCGCGGCTTTACGGTGATCATCATTGCCCACGCATCGACTGAAACGGTCGAGCCGCCAGACGGTGAGAACTACAGCCGCTACACCATGCGCCTGGGCAAGCACTCCATTGCTCCATGGTCCGACGACGTCGACATGATTGGCTTCCTGTGCTTGCAGAAGTTCGTTCGCGGCGCCAAGGATGAGACGAAAATGGGCAAGGCTAAGGCCGGTAAAGCCCTGTCGGATGGCACTCGACTGCTCGTTGTCCACGCTGTGGCCGGGAACATTTCTAAGAACCGGTTTGGTATCGAGGAACCTATCGAGCTTCCGCCTGTTGCTGCCTGGGATAACCCGCTGCTCAAGCTGATTCCGTACTATTCGGGTAATATCGGCCCGTTGGTTTCAGTCCAGGAACAGGCCAAGCCTGAGCCGGAAGTCAAGACAGCCACAAAGCCGCAGAGTGAAGACCAGGGCTTTGACGCTACCGAAGCTCAGGACGATGACGACAGTCCGGACGCCCCAACGGCCGAGGAAGTGGCCTACCAAGAACCCGAACTGTAAACCCGCTTTACACCCTACTTTTATTGATTGGAGATTGACCGCATGACCGCAAACTTTTGGGATACCGGCGACGGCGAAGTGGTACAAAAGCAAGACACCATCGAGGTGGAAGGTGGTAACAGTGGCTTGATGCCGATCCCGGCCCGAACTCAGGTCAAGATTGGCATCCAGGAAGCCAAGTGGGAAACCAGCGACGGCGACGGCACCTACATCAACCTCAAGCACCAGGTGCTTGCGCCGGAGTGCTACAAGGGCCGTATCGTGTTCCAGAAGCTGCACGTTAACCCGCTCGCAACTTCGCCCAATAACAAGTCCTTGACCGAGGAGAAGCTACGCAAGAAGAAAGCCAAGGCCCTTCGCATGCTGGGCGTGATCGACACGAACGCGGGCGGCAAGCTGCTCAGCTCCCCGCAGGCGCCGACCGATGAAACGCTCACGCTTCACTTGGTCAACAAAACCATGATGATGGAACTCGACGTGTACGAGTTCGATCACAAGGACGGCGTCAAGATCCCGAACCCCGTCGACTACATGCGCGGCAACTGGGTCAAAAAGGTTGCGCCGAAGTCCGCCTTTGTCGACATGACCAAGGATGAGCAGGCCGCCGCCGTGGAGAAGACCAAGCAGGAATATGCAGCACTGCTTGCTCAGGGTCCAAGCCAGCGCGAACAGCCGGCCGCACGCCAGCAGGCGCGCCCAGCGGGTCAGCAGTCCTCACCGGCCGCCGCCTCGACGTCCTTCGACGAATTCGACGACGATATCCCGTTCTAGGCCCTTCTGTTAACCGGATTAACACCAACAATCTAGGGGCTTCGGCCCCGCTCAACTAGGAGTTTCACCCGTGAAAGCATCCCGTTTCTTTGGCGCCCTGGCGCTGTCGGTCGCCGCCATGGCTTGCCTGTCCGGCTGCGATAGTGACGCCCGCGTAGCCTCCCGCAACCTTTCGCAAGCGGCCGATAACTTCGAAGTGTCACGCCGCGTCGTGTTCTACAACGGCATCACTGGCGATTACGTACTATCCCTGGAGGGTCGCTGCTCGTTCGACGCGAGCGTCGCACGAAAGGTTGACGTTACCTGCAAGGTCGGCCCCAAGGAGTTCAAAAAGCACTCCCTCGGCCTGTCGGATAACGTCACCTATTTTTCCGAGCAGTTGAACCCGGTGGACGTCAGCGTCTATCACTACCGGGTAATCTTTAAGCCCCAGGTGATCCTCCCCGACATTGATTTCAAGGGTAGCGCCACGGCCGTTGGTGACGCCCTGGTCAAGTAGCCACACCTATCATCCGGGCGCTTCGGCGCCCTTCTTTTTGCCTGGAGAGACAGAAAATGACCGAAGTAACCACCGCCTCCGCACTGGAGAAAGCCCCGCGCAAGAAGCATGGCCGGATCACCGGAGGCCAGATTGCGGCTATCCTGGGCGTTAGCAAGACAATGAAGCGTGCCCAGGTGCTGCGGGCAATGGTTCGCGAGTACCACGGTGATGCGAGCGAGTACGCGCCAAGCGTAGCCACTGAATACGCCGACATGTACCGCCAGCAAGCAGAGCGCGCCTTTGAAGACAAGTTCAAGCTGAACATTACGCGCTCTGACGTAAAGAAGCCGCACAAGCTCCTCAGCACCCACCCAATGCTCATTAAGTCAAAAACCGAGCCAGGGCCTGGGCTTCTGTACTTGCGCCTCCCATACGGCCAGCGAGACGTTGCAGAGCCAACCGGATTCAAGCCGCTTGCAGACCAGGCGCACCACTTCGCGCAAATGCAGTTCGAGCTGTTGAACGCTGGCGTGGAGTGGGGCGTGTTTTGCCAGTGGTCCGTCCTTGGCATGCGTAACGAGAAGGTCGCGATCGATCGCCGCTGGATCGACGTAAACCTTCCCCAGCTCGAAGCCTTTTACGATGAGTACAAAGAGGCCTGCAAGGATAAGGCGCACCGCGAGCCACTGCGCAAGCAGATTGACAACCAGAACGCCGCGAAGCTGCTGGTTGAGTACGACGAATTGTCAGTCGTCACCACGAACGCCAAGGCCCGCCAGGACGAAATCCTGGAGAAGCTCAAGCAAATGGCCGGCGACAGCTCCGTGACGATCTGCGGGCGCAACCTGACCCGCACCGAGACGCAGGGATCAATCTCCTACGCCGCCGCAGTCAAAAAATTGTTGCCTGGCGCAGACCTTGAAGCGTACCGTGGCGCACCCTCAACGAAGTGGAAGCTTGATTAAATGTCATACGTCCTGCGACCCTATCAGCTAAACGCTGTTACCGCCGCACTGACTGAGATTCGCCGATCCCTAGAGCCGTGCCTTATCGAGGCGGCCACGGGGGCCGGCAAGTCCCTGCTTGTTGCGGACATCGCCAACAAGGTCAACAAGATGAGCGGCAAGCACGTGCTGTGCCTGGCGCCGTCCAAGGAGCTTGTAGAGCAGAACTATGAAAAGTTCCTGCTTACTGGCGAGCCCGCATCGATCTACTGCGCATCAGCCGGACGCAAGGACCTTCGCCACCCGGTCATTTTCGCGTCGCCAGGTTCGTTCAAGTCGGTTGCCAAGCAGGTTGGCTCACGCATCGCTGTGGTGATAGTGGACGAAGCCCAGGGCATGACGGCGACGGTAATCGGCATCATTGAGGATATCCGCTCAGTAAACCCGAACGTCCGCGTTATCGGCCTTACAGGCACTCCGTACGTAATGGGCGGCGGCTACATCTACCGCATGGACGAAAACGGCAAGGTCATGGGCGACAACAAGGCCCGTAACCCGTATTTCATGCGCAAGGTTTACAGCATCACCGCGCCCGAGCTGATCGACCTCGGATTCCTCACGCCTCCGGTAATGGGCGCTCTAGGGGTCGCTGGTTACGACACGTCCGGTATTGACTTCACGGACGCGAAGAAAGAGGTTGACGCGCAGATTGACCGCGCCTTTATGGGCGACAACCGCATAACCGCCAAGATCATCGCCGACATCGTCTACCAGTCGCGAGACAAGCGCGGCGTAATGATCTTTGCGTCATCGATCCAGCACGCAGAGGAGTGCATGCGGTCGCTGCCTCCGACCATGTCCAGGATCGTTACGGGCAAGACGCCGAAGAAAGAACGTGAATACATAATTTCCGAGTTCAAGGCGCAGCGGATCAAGTACCTGGTAAACGTCGCGGTACTGACGACTGGGTTTGACGCTCCGCACGTCGATGTAATCGCAATCCTTCGGGCGACTGAGTCCATCGGCCTGATGCAACAAATCATTGGCCGTGGCCTGCGCCTGTTCGACGGCAAGGATTACGTTCTGGTCCTGGACTACGCTGAGAACATAGAGCGCCACTGCCCGGACGGCGACATTTTCCGCCCGGACGTAAAGGCCTCACTTGGCGGCACGTCCGGCATGCCAATGAATGTGGTTTGCCCTGACTGCTCAGCGGACAATGAGTTTTCATCACGCAAGAACGATGAGGGCCACGCCATCGACGACCAGGGCTACTTTGTAGACCTTGCCGGTGACCGCGTGATGATCGACACGGCCGAGGTGGATCCTGAGACGCAGAAGCCTATCAAGCTGCCCGTCCCGGCTCACTTTGGGCGCAGGTGCCAGGCGTTCCACCCTGCGCGTGACGGGTTCTCATATCAGTGCGGTTACCGTTGGTCCTCCAAGGAGTGCCCGCACTGCAAGGCGGATAACGATATCGCCGCCAGGTACTGCAAGGAGTGCAAAGGCGAGATTATCGACCCTGGCAGCAAGCTCAAGATCGAGTTCAAGCGCCAGAAAAAAGACGCTACACAAATGCAGTGCGATCAGGTACTGTCAGCGGTCAATCAGTACGGGGTTAGCCAGAAAGGCAACAAGCAGTGCGTTACGACCTTCACGACCCCGTACAGGACGTTTCAAATCTACTTCCAGTACGAAAGCACCAGCCCAGCCCGTGCGGCCGAGTGGGCGCGATATATGGAAGTGAGCGACGGCGGTAACTTCGAGCCGGATACCGTGACCTACAAAAAAGACTCCCTGAGCGGAATGTACAGGGTCTACGACTACAACCAGCCAGCGGACAGCGACGGACTATGAAACCACTTGAAGGCATTCGCCACTTCGGCGACCTGAAATTTCGCGACCCAAAGTGCCCTCGGGAGGGGGCCGAACAGGTCACGTTTTTTAACCAGTTGCGCAAGGGCTACCCGGACACTTACGGCATGACCGCCGTACACACCCGCAACGAAGGCAAGAAGACTCCGGGCCAGGTCCAAAAAGAAAAGGCCGAGGGCATGGCGGTCGGCACGCCAGACATTGCGATCCCCGGTAACCCTGCGTTCCTTTGCGAACTCAAGCGCAAGGACCGCACTCTTTCTGACCTCCAGCCAGGCCAGGAACCGTACCTACGCCAGGCGCAAGCCCAGGGGGCATGGTGCTGCATCGCCTTCGGATGGGAGGCAGCAATGGAAGCATTCCACGAATGGCGGGAGCTGGTCGAATGTTCGCAGCCCAACTAGAGGCAGTGATAGCTGGGGATGCGCCCGTTGATTCGTGCGTTCGCTCCCAGCTTGATTTTTGGGTATACCAGCAGGCAGTCAAGGTGCTGGACGCCTTGCGCTGCCACCGCATTCAAATGATGGACGAACACCCCGAGGAGGTCGGCAACCTGATCCGAGCCGAGGTGCTGCGCATTCACGGGCTGCGGCGCAGGACCCCGCGACCGCCGCCGAAGGTCCAGCAGGAACCAGCCGTTCACAGACCTGAGTGGATGGATTGGACGTAAAGCAAAATAATGCTTGACGCGTGTGAACTGAATTGACAGAATGGGCTCACACCAACCAACAACGAGTAAATGACATGAACAACTTCAACACTGATGCATTCATGGCCTGGCTGAAAGCGAGCGGCAAATGCTTCAACCACATGAATACCGCTGAGCAGCGCCAGGCTATGAAAGAATACAAAGCGCTGTAAGCCCAGCCTCCCACCCAAAGCCCCGAAAGGGGCCTAGCCGAGTAACAGAAGATGAATAATGCAATCGCCGCACTGAAAATGCTCAAGGAAGCCGGTTACAAGGCCGTGACCGTGCACGACCACACGGTCGTAGCAATCGACTACGTGCAATGCAGTAGCGGGTCGCGCAAGTGGGTAGAGGAGCGCGAAGTGCCAATGAACGTATCCCGCAACCTAAACGGCGTTGCTGCATTCATCCTTGACCGGAAGTAACCAACCCCGCCCACCTCAAGCCCCTTTACTGGGGCTTTGCCAGTACAACCACGGGAGCATCACGCAATGCCAGCTACCTACCTGACAAAGCCAGACCAGTCGCTAACCGTCCTGATCCAGGGTGAGAGCGGAACCGGGAAAACCGGGCTCGCCCAGCTCATTAAGGACATGGTCGTATCCCATGGCGCAATCATCGAGCACCACAGCGACGGCGCTGGCAACAAGGCTGATCGCATCGTTATCCGCTCGAAGACTACCGCCGAACTGCGCAATGAGTACGTCAAGGGTCTAACCTCTGCTGACCGCGCAACCTTGAAAGTGCACCTATCTTACCTGGGGGTGGAGCTGTGATCCTCGGGTTCTTTATCGGTCTGGCGCTGTGGTCTGCGCTCTTTATTTATGAGCGCAACGCACAGACCCTGCTACAGGTAACCGACTACGGTGCCGTCGCATCCTCCTTTGTGATCCTGGCCGGAAACTGCGCCTTTATCGGATATCTGGTGGAGAGGTTCGCCGGGTGATCTGGCAGTCTAGGTGCCGGAAGTGTCGAGGCCGTCGCACATTCAAAAGTAAACCAGTCGGTGTACTTTGTCCGTGCGGCGGCAGTTTCTCGGTCGATACGTACCGCCAATCGAAGCGGGAAGGGCGCAAGTCTGGCTGCCGCTGTTCGGGGTTCCCGTGGCAGATAGACAATGCCCCTCACCGTCGCGGATCCTCCAGCCCGTCTAAAGGCTGGTTCTGCGTATATAGTCAGCCTTCTCCTTGTTGAGCTGCCTGCACTCGCGCAGAGCTGCGCCCCAGGCTGTTAGGGCGTTCTGCGCGGCCTCCCCGGTCACGTCGGTAATGTCTGGCGGGTTACGGCACTCCGTCAGCATTACCGCCTGGAGCTGGCCCGTTCTTGGCGGCATTGGCGTTGCGCAGCCCGTCAACATCAAGGCATACGTTACGATAGACAGGCCTGTCCACCAGCTTGACGTTTTCGCGGATGATGGTCGTTTCATTGGCTCGGAACTCCGAAAGTTTGCTTTGAATGGCCTCAGCCTGCTCCAGGTTGGTAGCTGAAACAGCCTGAGCTGCCGCTGTGGCGGCCTTACTTGCTGACAGCTCCAGCGAGTCAGTGTGCCAGCTAGAAGCCAGCCAGCCGCCCGAGAAGGCCGCGGCAAGGCTAAGCGCTAGTAGAGATTGCTTGATCATAAACGGACCTCAGCGTTTTCATCGAGTGTTCATGCTGGCCGTAGCCCGCACCTGGTAGCGAAGCCCATCGGCTGCGGCACTTGTGGATTGCGACCTCGAAGCGCCCGGCAAGGACGTCAGCCTTTGCGCCGCACTCGCCGATAAGGCACCAGGCTATAGCGTCCTGGGATGCCGGCCCGAAGTCTGGCAGGCGAAGCTGCTCGATGTAGTGCTCTGCGTACTTCTTGAGTATCTGGTAGCGGCCAGCTGCGGTCGACTTGATACCGAGCTTGGGCAGGCTGACCAATACACCTGGGTTTTCGCGTGCCTCAGTAAAAAATTGTTTACGCCCGTTTTTGGGCTGGTATCCTGCGCTCATCACTTAAGAGAGTAACCATTATGAACCAAAACAAAAGCGCGGGTTTCGACAAGGTACAGGAAATGGTTCGAAACCATTTGCGTGACGCCGCAAAGGGCTTCACCGGCCGCGCAGGCGACAACCCTGGACCAACCCCTGACCAGTCGTACTCAGTCGCCTACGCAACCGCCAGCGGAGCCTATGCAGGGCGCGGCATCAACGTTGATGAGTGGGTTAGCTTGCAGGGTGAAATCCGCTCGCATCAGGCAGAGGGCATTTAATGATCCCGTCGCTCAAGGCCCTTGTGGAGTCAAGCGACTTGACGTACACGGGGCTATGCAAGCACAAGCATCAACTAGGAGGGACTGGCGCTATCTTTTTCCAGTCCCTGGGCTTTCTCCGGTGTGACCACTGCAAGAAATACCAGGCTATAAAAAAACCCCTCAAATGAGGGGTTTTCTTTTATACGGTGATTCCTTTTCCGGCGACATATTTTCTAATGTCGGCGACGACTAGGTCACGCTCCGAAGTTGTAAGATCGACGGAATGTATCTGAGAAAAAATGATATCCGCTGTTCCGGTGCTATTCGTGACCTCAGTAGCGCCGATCCTGATAGACCCGCTTGACACTAGGCGCTTCTCAGTAAATGCGAGCGTTCCCGACGTGCCTGCTGTGTGGTTCCTGAGGGTTAGCGAGCCCTGGTTTACCGTCATACTCAGCAGCACCCATTCACGAATATTGCCCGGAGCTGCGGCGGCAACCGTGGCGCTTGATGCCAGATCATCACCAACCCCTACAAGGCACCCGAAGTGCCCGCCGTTGGTTGGGTAAATCGCAACCCCTCGCCCCACCCGGGGGGCTCCGTAGTTTCCGATGATGATCGGCCGGCTCGCAGCCGGGATGGGGTCGATGCCAGAGATTGGCGGGATATTGGTACACCTAACCGCGACAAATACAGTCATGGCTACAGAGTCCTTTACGAAAGTGTCCGCGCCACTGCCAACCGCGCCGCCAAGGCCTCCAGAAACAACCGACATGAACTGAGCGCCCACGACAGGCGCGCCGATGATTCGCCCGTCAGCCTTTGACAGTGCGTAATTCCGCTGGCACTTTACGGCGCTGTCATTGGTGATGAACATCGCTTCAAGCCCGCGACCTACGGGAGAGCTTCGCTTTGTGGCGAACTTCTCACCGCTGACACCCTTTGAAATAATAGCCGTTCCCATTTTGACCCCTTAAAAACCTAGTGTTCTGCTGTACTGGAAGACAACGCACGGATTGTGCAAGTCGAATATGTCGCCGTTTGGGGCTGACCGCTTATCATAATCCCCCGCCATGTCGCGAATATTCCCCCTTGCCCCGCCTACAGGCCCGGAAATCTGGCCGGCTCTACCTCTGGCGTATGTTAGCACGGATGCCGGATTGGCCTTTGAGGAGAGGTTTATGCGGACTGTATCAACCCCGGTTACCTCGACCGAGGTAATAATGTCCTCCCTGGTCGCGTCGTTGATCCACAGGTCAAAACCCGAGTTGTCAGTGATAGCAGCGAGCGCACCATCAATCACCAGCGCGCCGGACGGTACGTGAAACTTCACGTCGATACGGTTGTCAAGCCAGTTTACACTGACAGGCTCAAGCGGGCGCCACTTCTCACCCCTGGAAATCATCGTGGTGTGCATGGCGCGGGAGAAGTATTCACCCATAAGCCATGACCCCAGGTTTGACAGGTGGAGATTGTCACCGGCCACCGGGAATATGTAGGCGGGAGCAACGCACACGACGTCTGGCCGGCTCTTTGACAGCCTCCATTGAGCCAGGGCGGTAAAGTTTTGCCCTGGGAATCCGTAGCGCCTGTTTGCTGCGGTCTGGTACGTGAAAAGGTATGGCCTGAATTCCTGACTTGTGATCCTGACGACGTCGCCAGTCAGCGTGTCAAAAAGCTCAATCATCTTTTCCGCGTAGCCATAGCTTGACTGGGTTCTGCCGTCACCGGATGCCGATGAGTAGTTCGATTCTCCCTGTTGCCAGGTGTAGGCCCATACCGAGTACGATTCCCCTGCTGCGTCGGCGCACCGCTTAGAGTCCTCGATGGTTTCTACCATCTTCTCATACGGGTGCACGCTACCCGGCGCGCCTGGGAAAAGATTTTCGACCGGCTGACCGCCAAGGCCTGCGGCGGTCCCTGCAAACTTCCAGTCGCCTACCGCCTCACCGCCTTCAATAAGTCGGCGAACCAGGCCGTTAAGCGTCCCGCTAATAGGCGTCTCGCCCTCATTGCTCGCTGTTAGCTGCTCAATCAGCGGGACAAAATGTGACCCATCATAATCTGCCTGCCCCGGCCTGGCCTTGAGCCCGCTTGCGAGCATGACGTTTCGATATGGCTGAGAGGTCGACAGGATTGGTACCGCCTCGCTCCCTCGGGACAAGGATTGCCCGTACCCAACTACCTGAATGACAGTCGTGCGGATTTGCCCGCCGGTAACCAGCGGTCGCGACTGCTGCTCCGGTGGAACTGACCCGCTAACGCCGAACTGCACTGAGTCGTTGGAGATTTCCCCAACGATGAATCCATCTTCACCCATGAAATAAGTCCCTGGCGGAAGTCCGGGTATAGACTTAAATTCAAGGCCGTTAATTTCGCTGGACTCCGGGCCAAACGATGACCAGATAAACCCGTCGTCGCCGAAAATGTCCAGGCGGTCCGAGTCAGTGGCTTTCAGGACTGTTTTTAGCAGGTCTAGCGACCCGTCATTAAGGATGTTGGCGATAATGAACCCTAGCTCATCCTGGAAGGTGAAGGCTACGTCTCCGGTCCCTTGGAGAGCCTTGACGATTTCGAAGATGCTATCTACAAGTTGCTTAGAAGGCCAGCGCTTGCGCTCAACGGCGGCGCCAGAAACGTTCTGATAAAGTATCAGATACCCGTCAGGATTTGAGTCAAGTACGTTGAAATACTTGCCTACCGCAGTCGCCGGGAGTCCGGACGCAACGCTTTCGTAGATACCGCCGTTAGACAATAGGATGGCATCGCGCGCCGACTGCGCATCAATGGCTGCCTGTACGGCGGGAATACCTGTGGCGGCTCGCTCCATCCATTTAAGTGTATAGCGAAGCTCACCAAGGCGGTCAGTGTAGCTATCCTGCTGTCCGGTTACGGCCTCATCAAGCGCCAGGCTGTTATCGTGCCTGTCCCTTGCGTCAGATGATGGAACCGGGTTCCCTGTTCTGATCATTATTTCAGTCATTTTCTGGCCAATTCCTGTTCATGGTTATATCAAAAAGCTTGCTGTAGACGATGTCCTCAGGGAATAATCCGTCTCCAATCTTGATTAGCGGGCGTTTCATGAACTCGATTTCAGCCGAGAACATCCACAAGTCAGGACCTCTAAGGGTCGGCCCGTCGTAACTGTCCGTCATGCGGATTGTGTGAATGTTCAGCCCGAGCGGCGTTTTTGCCGGACAGTCGAACCAATCAACACAATCATGGATAGCGTCGCGGCACCACCCCTGAAACGCCTGTGACTCCGCGCTGTTCATCAACCATTCAAACTTTGCGTACGTCGGCACGTCCGGGTATCGCTTCCTTTGCAGGGCTCTACCCGTTGCCATAGTCGAGCGCTTTACTGTTGACGTGGTCTTGTAGGACCGGCCATTCTGGAGCGCTAGAGGCAGCACCGACGGATATTGAGCGTATGCCACTTGTCAACCTCCGTTCATCGGTGCGCCAATTGTACCACCGGCTGAAAACTCAGGCTGAGGGTGGCGCTGGTGAGTCATCATAGGTGTAGACATCGGCCGAGTAGATCCGGGCCTCAACTCCGCAATCATCCGTGCCGCGTGGCTTGATGTCGGTAATCTGTACCGAGTATCCAACCCCCAGCAGGACCAGGGGGCGCTGCATGGCTGGATCGTCAAGCAGTGGCGTGAAGTTCAGCGGCAGGGATAGCTGGGCGTTAAAGTCGTCTACCTTGGTCACCTGGAGCGGCCCGAAGCACTGCCCGTCTTCTTTGCGAACGGACATAAAGTACGGCGGCACGAACTCATCCCAGTTGAATGGCTCGGTGGCAGTCAGAACCCGCGTTGCTGGGTTGTAGGCCTCCATAATTGTCGACTGCGAGTAACCAGGCGTGTCCCCGGCAACCTGGACGTAATCAAGGTAGTTGCTGTTGAGCCCTGCCATTTCCGTATCCCAAGTAAACGTTTTGCGCCTGTACTGAATTTCGCCTCGGCGTCTCATGCCGAACTGGTACGCCTTGTCGCGGTTCGTGATGCCGTCGGCGGTGATTGTCAGCATGCGCTTACCTGCGTCACCAGGCAGAAGGCAGCGAACCGTTGCAACTTGCCATTTGACGCCGTCCGTGTATTTGACTTCCACGCCGTCGTAATCGTCCACCCGTACCGAGTCGAATCGGATGTCCAGGCCTTCGCCTTCCTGGGCGTCTACCGTGTACAGGGCCTTGTAGAACAGTTGCGGCTCATCACGTACCGGGCGAAGCAATCCGTTTACCACGGTCAGTTCCGCGAAACCAACCGCAAGGGCGTCCTGTAGGATCTGCTGGACGGTGCTAGCCGAGTTATGGACCTGGTCGTAAGTGTCGCCGCGAGCGCGCCAGAATTCATCTAGGCGATCCCACTCGGACAGGTCCAGGTCTGCGTCCTTGTAACCTACTGACTTGAGCAGGTACAGGCAGAACGGGACGATATCGCGAGTTGCCTCGGCTGGCTGCCATACCCCGCCGCGACGTACCGGCAGCTTCCTGGTAGCGCGCACCCACACCTGCGACTCAGCTTGCGCTGAAAGCCTGTCACCGCCACGCACCATAAGCGTCATGGTCGTGCTCCCAGGGTAGGACGTTGCGCCGCTCAGGCGCGACCTCAGGCCGTACCATACCGTTTCATCTTTCTTCTCGTCGTCGGTTCGCCCTGGCTGGCTGACAAACCGCTTGATGATTCGAGCCTCTGCCCGCATTGGATACGGCAGAACCAGCGTGTCAGTGAACCCGCACGAATCTAGCTTTCCGTTACGGTGCTGGACGTCTACCACTGTCCATGCGCCAGCGGTTGCCATGTCCCTATACTCAAGTGAGTGATAGGCGTTCACTTCATAAATCTGACCCTCTCGACCGACCCCGCACAGCCCTTGTGGGTGGAACGTGTCCCACTTAATCTCTGTTGCTAGCTCGCCCTCGGGGCACACAGCGAAAGGCCCTCTGTAGCCCCCGACAAGGTTTGACGGGTCCAGGGTGATGACCGCGCCGGTCGTCTCCATTGGCAGGAAGCCAGGGAATGAGGGGTCTGGAGCGCCGGACGACGTCAAGCGGTCAACCGTCAGATTGGTGGTTGACGCGGTAACCAGACGGAACCGCAGCCCGACAGGGCCGATTGCCATAGGAACCGACCCGGTAGCCAGCGAGCGCACAGGGTTGCCGTCAGGCGTGCTCAGGGTGATTTCCGGCTGTTGCTCGGGAGTCCCGGCCGTAGGTGCTGCGCCGGCCGCAATGATTGGCGTAGACCCGAGGATGTCGGCCCCGCCAGTCACTGAGAACGTCCCGCCGCTAGGTGTGCCAGTCTCTGCGATCCTCAGGACGCCGCTAGAGGCTGCGGCGCTAAATGGTGCGCCTACCGGCTTAGCGGCGTTCACAGCGGCAACCAGGCCCGCTAGGTTGGTGGTTGCCGTGTTGAGCGTGATCGGGTAATCAATCGAGTTGATTCTAAGCGTGAAGGTCAGCGGGGTAACATCAAAGTCGAAGCGCGTCGGCGGTGCTGATCCCTTCACTACGGATGCCGTGCCGGGAGTGCCTGGTACTGGCGGCTGGTACGGTGAGAATGAACGGACGTTGTAGTACCCGCCGTTCACGCCTGCGATTTCTATCGGATCGCCCACGACAGGCGCGAGCATTGCCACGGCTGGCCCGCGAATGATGTCGGCCGCCGCGTCGTTGATCACGTCGTAATTGTACGGGGCCACCACGCGAACGATCAGGCCGGCCGTCCAGTCAGCAGGGAAGTTGCCAGACCCGACAGGGATGGACACAACCGTTCCATTGAACTGATGCGAGTAGGCAATGTAGCCAAGCGTCAAGTCAGTGGACAGGGTCATTTCCAGGCCAGACGAACCGTTAGAGCCTGCCCCGACCTCGGCCACGTCATGCCACCATACCGCCCTGTCATCGGCCGCCAGGCTGGCGCCAGGCTGATAGATGCGAAAGCTCGCGTTGTCGCCCATGCTCAGAATCGGGGTGTCCCCGATATAGATATCACTCGGCTGGATATCGAACGACCCTACGCCGACGTCAAGGCACAGGTTTACGCGCTGGTCCCGCTTCCCGTGGAAGTAGCGGTGTGGCGGCTTAAGCACGTTCATGTAGACTTTTCGGCGGCCGGCGATCTGCGGTCGCACGTCGTTTAGCTTGATCTTGTTGCCCTTGACAGAAACCTGGTCGAGGTCTTTCCCGGTCGCACTGATCGCGCTGTTCATCTTGGGGATTTTTGGCGTCATCATCCGGGTTGCCACCAGGAACAGGCCGCCAAAAAACAGCTCTGTACCCTTCGGCTCAACCGTGATTGCGATGCTATCCAGGGTCGATACCTGGTGCTGGTGCCACGACTCTTGAGGCAGTACCTTGCCGTTAATCGCGACACTGAATTGCTGGGTCACGTACCGGCAGTAGGATGGCAGCGTGTCCAGCCAGTCGCCCACAGTAGGCCCGTCGAACTGGTGGACCTCAGCAGGCGTGGCGCTGAACTTTGACGGGAAAACCTTAATTGTCACGGTAGTAGACCACCTTTAAATATTGAGCCTGAAATTCTAACACGCGCTTGAATGACGGGCTTTTCTTGGGGTTTACCTCCAGGCACCACAGGCCCATTCCGGGCACCTCAATGACAACCCCGACATGGACGCAAAGGCGGTTGATGAACACGGCGGCAATGGCCCCGTGCTCAGGCTGGCACTCAACCATTGCCGCCGACTCCGCCTCATACGCCCGCGTGAACTCTTTCGGGCTGGTGTTGCGGATGTGGCCCCAGCTAGGAAGCAGGCGCTTCCCGCAGTGCTTGTGCCGCACCTCGCGGACCAGACCCCAGCAGTCGTACTGCACCGGCCCGCGCCCGCCGTCAAGGTACTTGACGTTGAGCATGTACTCATTGATCCAGTTCATAGGTAGGCAAGGTCCGGAACGTAGTTGAGGTCGTAGGAGTCACGCGGCCAGCGAAAGTCGAGCAGGTTATGGAAGCCCGCGTTTAGCTGTATGACGGTTCCCTTGATGCCGCCCCCGAGAACGGTCGCAACAAATGGCGGTTGCGCCGGCCCGTACAGGTTGTTTTCCAGGTAGCGGCGCATGGTGATCTTGATTGGCTCGTTAGCCGCCAGTGACTGGTCAATCAGGCGCTGAGCGGTGCCAAGGACGTTGTCCAGGGCAAACACCAGCTTCTGATTGGATTGGTTGCTTTTTTCCGGCAGGACAAGCCCCATGGGCACGGCCTTGAAAGTGGCGTAGGACCCATTGCCGAATCCGAGGGGCATATCATAGAACCCCTGGACAAGGCGTTGAGGTCCCGGCCAGGATGCGGCGGAGAGTTCGAGGGAGTCGATAATCGCGATGTTCCCCCCGCTTGCGCATACCTGTTCGAGAAGTGACATTTTAGCTTCCTGGGCGCTGAGTCCCGGTGATATTGTTGGTTGCCTGGCTGATTGGCCCGCCTTCCATCATATCACCGACGACGATTTCGATTACTTGCTTGCGGTCCAACTGCTTACTGGTCTGCGTTACCTGGGCGCCCGTGTTGTTGATGATGGTTATCTCTACGTTCGAGCCGCCGCCGCCACCGCCGAATGCGTCCTTGTTGCTGGTGATATTGCCGTCAGCCCCGGTCAAGTACTGCTTGCCGTCGTTGGCCGTCAGGATTTCCGGGCCAGTTTCGTTAATCCGGTACATGCTGCCCGAGTTCACGTCACCACCGTACTGACGACCGCCGCCGAAAGACTTCGCAAGCAGCATGGTGCCAAGCAGTGCCGCGCCGCCGATCACCGCCGCGCCGCCGAACGATGCGATAGACGACAGGCCGGCAGCGGGCGCCATGGATGTTGCCACCGCCGCGCCGGTCGTTGCTGCTGCGCCAGTCGTGGTCGAGGCAATTGCCGCCGTAGTGCCGACTTGAGCTGACCCTACCGCCGCGATGCCTGCAACCTGCGCGGCCTCGGTCGCCTTGGTCGCAGAGCGCTTGATAATTTCCTGCTTAACCCACTCGATACCCATTTCGGTAAACGAGCCAATCACCGTGTTGAATACGGTGTTTGCAATGCCTTGCATGGCGTCTTGTAGCGACATTGTGCCGGACAGGATGCCACTGATAGCCTGGGCGCCGGAAGCCCCTAGAGCGTCAAGAGAGGCCATCATTACCTCATTGCCAGCGGACATGGCGCGGAATTCCTGCTCGCGGATCGCCACAAGGTTTTTGCTGTGGGCGTCCTCAGCCAGGCTTTTCAGCTCAAGGTATCGTTCGTTGCTAAGCAGCTTCTGCTGGTTGAGTAGCTCAAGGTCAGCAAGCTCCTTGACGTGCGCCTGGTTGGCCCCCTGGATAGGGTCGACACTTCCGAGCAGCTTCCTGTTCTCCTCGGCTTGCTGGACTCGATACATGGCCTTCGCCAGGGCGTCCATGGTTGCGACGTCCTCAGGGGTGGCGAACTTATTCAGCTTCGCCGCCGCCTGGGCGCGGGCAAGGTCCTCGCCTTTCATTGCCGCCATGCCGATTGATACGGCGTAATCGGTAATCGCCTTGGTGTTTTCTTCGGTGTTTTTCTTTGCCTCTGCGTCGTCTTTCTTCTGCTCTTTCGCTGCGTCCTTGCTTGCCTTGCTCTCGGATTTCTTGGCGTTCTCAAGGCGGTAAATCTCAACCGCTAGATCGCCTACCTTCTGTTTCTCCTCGGCTGTTGCCGTGGTTGAAAGTTTCTGCTCTGCCGCAAGTCGTGCGCGAGCCTCTCCAGCAAGGTCTGCTAGTGCGCGCTGCTCTTTGAGGCTGTCGATTACCTTCTGGTCTGCGTCCGAGGTTTTATGCTTTGGCTCTGACGATCCGCCCGACCCGCTGTTTATCTGGTCCTTTGACAGCTGGTCCTGCTGAGCCTTGATTGCCGTTTGAAGCTCTCGGCGGGCATTGATTTCGTTCTGGATGCCGTCGAACTCGGCCTGCATTTCGGTCTTGCGCTTTGAGAAATCACCGTCGCTTTCCCACGGCTTCTGAGTCTGCGTGCGCAGCTCGGACATGGATGCAGACAGGCGCTTGTTCAGCTTGGTGATGTCGTCGCCAGCGTCATTGGACGCCTTCGCCAGCTGGCTAAAAGTCAGCTTGTCCAGGGATCCGCGCAACTGGTCGACATCTACCTTTGTCTCCCTGGATGCCTTGGCAAATTCATACATTGCGTACACGGCGAGCAGGATCACCCCAGCAGGGCCTCCAAGGAACGCCATAGCCGTTTTCAGGCCGGACATTGCGGCAGACGCAAGGGTTACGCTTGCTGCGCTTGTGGTCATGGCTGCGGATAGCTGCATAGCTGCTAGCGTTGTGCGCTCCTCAGCGATAGCGGCAGCGTTCAATAGACCGACGTAGGTAGGCATGCCGACTGCTGCCTTTGCCCTTGCTGTGGCCGCTGTGCTGGTCGCCAGGGCCGCGTCAAACTCAGCGCGAGCAAGTGCCAAGGCCGAGGCTGCGGCGGACGCCTGAGGGCCTACCATAGCCATGGTGGACTTTATCGCAGCAAGCTGGGCGGTAGCTACGCCGTAAAGGGACATGAGGACGCGGCCGGCCATGATCGCAGCGAATGAGGACGCGGCGCCGCCGATCATGTCGAGCGCATCCGAAAGCGCCTGGGCATCCCCGGCAAACCCGGAGATTTTCGCGGCTACAAGGTCGATCCCCTTCGCCAGGGACGCGGAGAATCCAGACTCCTTGTCGAGCTTCGCCAGGGCGTTACCGAATTCGTTCGTGATCGCGTTCGTAGCCTGCGCAACGGTACGCGGCATGTTCGCAAAATCCCTGTCAATCTCCTTTACTTGCTTCTTGAGTGCTTCGAAAACGACGTCGGTCGTCAACTTGCTGTCGAGCATCATTTTCCGCAGCTCGGAGAACGGAACGCCCAGGCCCTTGGCGAGCTGTCGAGCGATTTCCGGGGTGTTCTCCAGAACACTGTTGAACTCCTCCCCGCGAATGATCCCGCCTGAGAACGATTGCCCCAACTGGCGCAGGCCGTTTTTCATTTCCTCAGCAGACGAACCGCCAACCACGCCCATTTTCATGAGGGTGTCAGTCAGCATAATAATGTCGTCGTTAGACTTGCCCATTTCCTTGAGCGCGCCCGTCAGGCTCTCCCAAGTCTTTACGGCCGTGCCCATGTCGGAGCCGGTCTTGCTGGAGATTGTCAGCAGGCGCTGATAGTTGTCTGCGCCCGCCGCCACGCCGCCCGAGAACCGATTGATCCTGGCTTGCAGTACGGTGAACTCCTCGGACAGGGCTTGAAGTCTGCGCAACCCCTCGATAGTGGCGAGCCCCCCGAGTGCTGCGGTGATCTTGTTAATCCCGCCGCCGAATGCCTGGCCCGACTTGTCGGCCTTCTTGAAGCCCTGATCTAGTCCTGCTAGCTCCTTGTCAACCTCGCGCATACCGGCAACGAATTTACTTGTGTTTACGTCCAGGTTATAGACGATTTGCCCAGCTACTTGCGACGTCATCTTTTTGGTGGCCTCAGTTTGTTTACTTGCTCAAGCCAATTCATGGTCGAGTCGTGTTCTTCGCTGTACCGCTCTTGCTTGTTCTCGCCGAATTTGGCTTCCCAGTGAGCAGCAAACCCGGTAAGGGTCAGGTTCCAGGCCTCGCCCTCGGAAAGCCCAAGATGCGCGATTGCCTTGGATACGAACGGCAGGGCGTCAAACTTCTTTGTAAAGGTCCCTTGCTTCTTTGGCGCGTCAGCTTCTGGCTTGCTCTTTGGTAGCGGGCCTATAACGCCGTGCTGCATCAAGGAGCGGGCAAGCGCTAGCATCACCTCAGGATTGACCGGGCCGAGTCTGTACGAACCGTAGCGGCTGCCAGGCTCGCCAATGAAGGGAGTTAGGTCGTCGTCGCTGCACGCGGTCATGACTTCCCAGGACAGAAAAAGCATGTCGCGCCAGTGCCTGCGGATCAGTTGCAGGTTTACCCTGTGCGCCTGCTCCCTTGCGCCAATTGTGTCGAATGACATCGACTGAATCAGAGGGGGCGCCCTGTGGAGTTCCGCGAACAGTTCCACGATCCGCTCAGGCGTGCCTAGCTGTGTCATTGCGTAGAAGCTCGGGCGCAATAGGGCCTGCCTCCCGTCGGGGTGTGATAGCCCCTGCTCCCCGATTGCTGTTATAACGCGCATGGTGCCGCATCCTGTTATGTCGATGCGCAATTCTACCACGCACAAAAAAAGAGGCCCGTAGGCCCCTTTTTTGTCAAGCAGCTTGACCTATTCGACCAGGTACGCCACAACCCCGACGCCACCCTTTACGGCAACGGTGCCGACCAGGTACTTGGAGATATTGCGCAACTGCACGGCAACCGCGCCATTGGCCGGAACCGGGATTACCAGGCCCGTGGACAGGTCCAGGGTTTTACCGATCCCGCCAGGGGCGAATGCCGCCGAAGCGCCGTCACCGTCGACGGTCACGCTTACCGGCGACGCCGTACCGTTCTCAAGGTACAGCGTCTGCGATGCGCCTGGGTTGTAGACCATGGTATCAGCCGCCGTCAGCGTGGTTTTAACCAGCGTGACGGGGACCGGGACGTTCAAGTTATTGCTGAGGATAACGGCCATTAAGGAGCTACCACCGGAGTTGGTTCAACAATGACGCCGTGCACGGAGCTGGTGGCCGTGGCTTCGAAGTTGAAGGTTGACAGTTCGTCGTATGGCATGGTGCGGCCGATGGTCGTGATCACGCAGAACGCATAGACGGTGATGTCCGGGCAAGTGATGCGGATCCAGGCGATAGGCTGCCCACCAGTGCCTTGCGGCTCGTTGACGTGCATGAACAGCGCGGTCTGATTCGACTGCGTGTCGTCTTTCTTCTTGCAGGTCCCGTCACCCGAGCAAGAGAAAGTCTTGTAGGTTGCGATTGCGGTACGGGTGCTGCCCTTGGTAGAGTCAGTGGTGCCGTCCACGGTATCCCACTCAAGCGAGAATTCCTTGGCCCGCAGCGCGCCAATAGGCAGGTAGTTCAGCGTTCGAGGGTCCACGTCTCCGCACGCGAGTGCGAACTCAAGGCCGACGTCTCGGCCGATATATTGATCCAGTTCACAGCCGGCCATTTATGGGCCTCCTTTAATCGTGATTTCGATAGTTACTTTGTAGATGTCCCGCATTTCCTCGGATACCATCGGGCCGATTATACCAGTAATTGATTTCACGTTTACGAAACAGCTTGACGACGGGTTGGCAAGTATGTATTGGCGAACTGCGCTGGCCTTTGAGTATGCCGCCATACGCCCACCCTCGCGGTCTTGCTGGTCCCTGGCCGACACGATCCACAGGTCTACGTGCTCGAATAGAGAGATAACCCCAGGCTGCGGGCTGGGCGCCAGGTTGATCGACAGAAACTCTGTGTCAGCCTCCCCTGGTGACTCATCCCACAAGCCGAGGCATGGCGTCATAGTCGTGGTGACCGGCGCCAGGTAGTCGGTAAGCTCTTGAACAAGGTTCATAGGTTGAATGCCTTCAATACCATTGCGTCTATCTGCGCTATGTTCTGCTCGAATCCCTTCTTAAGGAACTCCTTTTCGGCCCCAGGTTTTTGGAAGTTCTGGATAACGCTAGGGTCGTGGACGGCCGCCGCGTACTCAGCGATATACCCAACCGATCCACGGTATCCCATATTCGTTTTATCCACTCTGCGGTACTGGCCGTTAATCAGAAACGAGGTGTCTACCGGGGTGAGGATCTGCGCCCACCCCTGGCCGACGATGATGCCAGCCGTCACAGCCCTGCGAGCCTTTACGTCAACCACGTTCGCAGCTATGCGCTTTGTGCCATTCCTGGCTTGGGTCAGCCCTTTGACAGCCATTATGTGGCGCTCCTAAAGTCCGGCATGTCTTTATCCTTTTTGCCAAAAAAAGACATATCCCAGTTTGTGTGGCTCTTGATTTCGTCGGTGCCGCCAAGAGCAATAGGGTTCGAGTCGAAGTGCGCGCCCTGGCGGATCCGGTCGCCGTGGTTGGGGCGCTTGTCCTCATGGAAGTACTGGCAGCTACTCACGAATTCGGCGCCGCCGTTGTCGCGCATCACCTCAGTTTTAGCTGTCCAGGTACAGGCGATCTGGTACGGCTCACCCCAGGCGCTGCCGCCGTTTAGGTGGTCCTTTTTACCGCGCTTCCACACGGTTGCCGTGTTCGTGTAGACCCACCGGCTAACGCTACTCAAAGACGCACCCGCCAGGCCCTGGGGAAACGAACAGGGCGCACGAATCTTTCTGATCAGGATCGGCAGGAATCAGCGACGATACGCACCCTTCCGGATCAAGCTGCAATAGGAGGGCGTTAAGGGATTTCCAGCGCTCGCCCAGCGTGCCGAACTGAAACGACCGGCTAGCGCTGTTAGGGGCGCCTTGAGACTTGATCCGGCCGTCAGCCCCGAACAGCCCGAGCATTGCGATGAGGTAGCAGTAGATAAAGTAGATGTCGTTTTCGTCGTACCCGTGATCGATAAAGCACTGTTCGTATTTAGCGATACGCGCCATCAACCGAATCAGCATGCTTTCCGGGATTTCGATTTGCTGCCCTTCGAGGTACTCTTGCACCTCCTCGATAGTAACGGCCATGTCGTCAACTCAGTTGATAAAAAACCAATTGTACAGGGATTAAAAAACCCCGCACTTGGCGGGGTTTTCTTAGGTGTTGTCGTCGTCAGCGGGCGCCGTGGTCTTTTCGACCTTGGCTTTAGGGACCTTTACCTTGGTCTTCTCGGCCTCGGCAAGCGCCATCAAGGCGGCCTCTGCGTGAGCCTCATCCCAGGCCAGTGCAAGCTCCTTCTCGTCCTCGTCGACATCGTCGACCGGCTTAGCCGAAGCCTCGGCCTTAGGGGTCTTGACAAGCGCCACGTGCTGTTTCATGACGCGGTGTAGGTTGTCGGTTTCGAATACCTTGCCGACTGGATAATCCAGGCCGGGAGAGGTAACTACTTGATAGAACGGCATTGGCGAATCTCCAGAGGATGGCGGGGCTTCCCCCGCCAGGTGCTTAGGTCAGGTTGGCCGCGTAGAACACGGAGCCACGACCGTTGGCGTCAGCCTTGATCTGGAGGCCCATGGCGCCCCAGATTTCAAAGTTGAAGTTGTCTTTTGGTGCGCGGCGTTCGACCGGCACGGTCCCGACAGCTTGACCAACCAGCGGCTGGATCGAGTCGCGGTCGCGGTTGTACGCGATGAACTCGTTGCCGCTCAGCTTGTAAGTGGTCTGAAATTCGCCGATCCGAGCAAAGTTCAGAATGGCTTGTTCCAGGGTGCCGCCCTTGAAGCCCGAGGAGGCCGAGAACGGTCGGGTCATGACTCGGCGGATTTCCGGGGATACCCACACTACATCGATTTTGCCGTTGACGTAGTTAGCGTCCAGCTGAATCGCAAAGTTGTAGTTCCAGAAGTTCAGCAGGTCGTCATTGTTGGCGGTCGGGTCTGCCAGGTTGATCGCCGCCAGGGTCAGGTCGATTTTTTTGGTGTTGCGGTGATTTCGGATGCCTTGGCCCTTGAAGCCCTTTTCCTTGATCTTCGCGTCACCGTCCAGGCAGTAGTCGACCATTGCTTCGAACATGTCTTTCAGTTTCAGCGCCTGGCTGTCCGCAACGGTGTTCAGGTTGGCTTGA